CGCGCTCAACCCATTCGCTGTCCCAGCCTTCCAGCGTGGCGCGCTCGCGGAGTTCAAATTCGCTGAGGAGTTCTCGGCGGGCGACAAAGGGGGCGCGCTGGATGGAATCCGTTTGGATCGGAAAAATTATGTCCTCCCAAGGTTCCAAAGAACGCACCACCGGCTTGCTGCTGAAAATATACGGCTGCTCCCATTCGACTTCGCCCTTTTCGCGGAACTGGCGGACTTTGGTCGTGGTGCCTAGCTCGGGGATGATTTCGCCCATCAACTGCGCGGCGAGTTCTTCCTGCTCTGGGTCGAGGATGACCTCAAGGAGGGCTTGCAGGTTGGGGTCTTGGCTTTCCTGCAGCATCATCATGGCCTCTTCCATGGTGAACGTCTTGATTTCGACGCGGGTCTGCTGCTCCCAATCGACGGCCATGATGGCGAGGCCGTAGGTCTCGCGGGTCTCGGCGGCGAGGCGGACTTCGCGCCGGAGGTCATCAAGGCAATGGCCCATGAGCCACTTGAGGACGGTGTCGATGGCGTTCTTTTTGGCCACGTCCATGGACTCGACGGGCTGCACTTGGATGCGGGCCTTGAAGAAGGCGTTGACCAAGGCGATGACACGTTCGCGGATCAGCGATTCGGAAAGAAAAACCCGAGTGTCGGCCGCATTCTCAAAGGGGAAGATTTTCTTCCCGTAGGCGCTCTGGTGCTTGCGGCCGTCGTCCGTCTGCCCGGGCCAAATACAATATCTTGTATTGAAGTTTTTAACCTTCCGCTGCTGATACTGACTGCCGTCAGCGTCGGCCTGGTCGATGTCGCCGATGATCTTGGTGAGGTCTTCTCGTTTAAGAGTCATGGGACGAGGATGGTGGGATTGCGTGGAGTGTAGTTGACCGCGCACTGCGGGTTTTTCTTGAGGAACCAAGAGCGGAACGATTTGTCGCCCCAGCAGTCGCGGCCAAGGTGTTGTTGCCACGCGAAATAAGCATCGGCCGGCACGTCCATGACATGCTGGCCGAGACCATCGACGGTGCAGTGCTCGATCTGGTCGTTGAGCTGCTTGGCGCGGGTGGACTGAATGCCGGCCATGACTTGCTGGGCGTGCCAGCCGGTCTTTAGCTCATCCCGGACGAGTTGCGCTAACTCGCCATCCATGTCGGCGACCAGATCGCCGAAGATTTGATCTGACATCCTAACTGCGACGGCCCCCGAAGGAGCCGCCGTGTGTTAAGACGCTTAGAGGTCGCTCAGTTTGGCGACGCCGAGGTAAACGTGAAGTTCACCGGTGTCGATGTCGCTGAGGCTTTTGGCCGTCATCGATTCAACCAAGAGTTCGACTGCGTTGGCCGCCGTGTAAACGAACGGGACGGAGGCGGGAGCAGCGGCGGCGAAGAGGACTTCGGTGCCGTTTTCGTTGACCTGCGTGGCGGCGACGTATTCGTCGTCGTCGGAGCTGTCACCGAGCTGAACCTTGGTGTCGTTGAGGGCGCTGTCGCTGGCATCCTTGAAGGGCGTGACCAGTTTCCAAGCGGCCGTGGTGACCACGTCGCCGGCGGCCAAGGCCAGAAGCGAGAGCGTCTGGTCGGTGTCGGCGGTGGACTCGGTGAGGTCGCTGTGCGTGACAACAGCCTTGTGCGTGAAGCCGGTGGCGGCTTTGGTCTCTGCGGGAAGTTCAAACACTTTCATCTGATTAGTTTTTTCTAGTTAGTTGTTAAGAGTTTGACTTAGGCAGTCGCGTTGAACTTCGCCATCGCTTTGGGTGACATAACTGCGAGCGACACGATAGCATCTACCAAACCTCGCGGGCCTCCACCTTGGTCCTCAAGCTCTTGGAACCGCGGGCGGCGTCCGTAGCGGAGCATGAGGTGGTCCGGCGACATGACGTAGCCGCGGGCGTATTTCTCGGCATCCGTGCTGGCGTTAGCGGCCAGGAACAAGGACGTGACGATCTCAACGGTGCTGAAGTCGCCTTCGTAGAAGGAGATGTTCGACACCAGCTTGTCGGACGATGCGGCCTGCGCGGTCTGACGGAGGTTGAACACGTTCGAGGTGCTGTTCACCGTGAAGCGCGTGAAGTTGGTGATGGCCTTCTTGAGGCTCGGGCCAGCAACCAAGATCAGGCGATCCTGCGAACCAGTCTGCTCGTAGATCGACTGCAAGACGTTCTGCAGGTTGGTCTCGGTGAGCGCGGTGGTCGCGGTGTTGTTGAGCGACGCGGACGGCGTGGCCTGCGAGGCCGGGACGGGCAAGTCGCCTGTGCCGGTGTAGGCTGCGATCCAGGAGCCGAGGCCGCGCGTTTTATACGCGACGGAGCCAGAGCCTTCGACGGAGTTGTTGTCGGAGCTGATGGTCGCCTCGATGTCGCGCTTCAGCTCAGTAAGAGCCTTGGCGGTCGCGCGGGCGAATTCTTTTTTGCGGCCAATCGCGGCGACATCGGCGAGGTTCGCTTGGAAGTCGCTGACGCGGACGGTGCGGCGCATCTTCTGGGCGCGGGCGCTCAGGAGGACACGGTTGGCGGTGGCATCCGAGAACTCGGACACGTCGGCGGAATCGACAACGCCGTCCGTGGAGGGCGAGTTGTAGGAATCGGCGAGGTAGGAGTAGACGGAGGGATTGGTGATGTCGGCGCCAGTTTTGGCGACCGAGCTGGAGATGGGGGTGTTCTTCGCATCAACAACGGTCAACACGTCGAGGAGATCCTCGCGGTTGCCAACTGCTGGGAAGAGAGTTCCTGCGGGAGCTGACATGATATTTAGAGTTTTCTAAGTTTTGTTGGGTTTATCCGAACAGCGCTTCGCTCATAAAATCGGCAACGTCATCAAGACGACCCGAGGCGAGCATTCTGTCGCGCGTCACTTTGGACGCGCCTTTGGTCGAAGTTTTCGGCGCGCTGATCGGCTTTACAGGTGTGGGCGTTTTACTTGCTGCTTTCGCGGACGAGACTTTGCCGGCGGCCTTGCTCTTGGCTTGGTCGGCGGCTTGTTTGGCCATGAGGGTCTGCTCTCCGTAGAGGGCCAGACCGACCCAGTATTCGGCTTGCGGGAGCTTCAGAAGCTCCGGCGCCTGCTTGACTGTGGCTTGGAACGCCGTGTGCATCGGCGTGCCTTTTTTGAAGATATCGGGGAAGAGGTTCTTCGCTGCCTCGACGGCCGGTTGACGCTGCGCAAGCCATTGCTGGCGGGCTGGGGCGTGGATGGTTAGAACATCGTCGGCTTTGAGGAGGTAGTCTTTGACTTGGTCGCTATCAACGTAGACCTCGCTGCCGTCCGGTCGTTTGACCGTGGCGCCGTCGCTGTTTTTTAAGGCCCAGCGGCGGACTTCCTGCGCGGACTTGATTTTGGCGTCCAGCGCTTCGGAGGTGTCTACATCGGCCAGCGGGTTCTCCGCGGTCGGCTGCAGCACGGGGCGTGCGGCTTCGTTGACCTGGGCTTCCAGCTCGGCGAGGCGCTTTTGGGCTTCCTCGTATTGGCCTTTGACGGTGGCGGCTTCTTCGGCGGCGGCTTTCTTTTGAGCCGTCAGCTTGTCGATGCGCTTCTGGACCTTGTCCTGCGTGGGCGCTTCGTCTTCGCCGGCCTCGTCTTCGTCCTCGGAGCTTTCGCTCGTCGCTTCCTCGTTATCTTCGGAGGTCTCCTCGGATTGCTCCGCGGATTCCTCGGTTGTCTCGTCTTGTGAAAGATCACCGGATTCATCATCCAGTTTCGCTTCCTCGCTTTTCGCCGGTTGCCCGGTCAGCTCTTCAAGAGCCAGCGAGAGTATATCGTCCTTACCTGCAGCCGGAGCTGCTTTCCCTTCGTCCATGAGTAAACCCTCAAGAAGTGCCAGGCGGTGCGTCCGCCAGTCCGATCAAACCGATGTGCCATGAGGGCACGACTCCACTTTGATACTAATAAGTATAGCGGCTGCTGTACAAAAGTCCAGCACTATTTTGCGGGACGGCATCGTTATGCGATACTTCGATTGTGTCGCCGGGAGACATTTGGCGGGTGTGGCGAGGGTGGGAGCATGGCTTTACATTGCGCGGCTTAATGTCGCGGGATGCGTACATTGGCGGCAGTAGTTCAAACGTGGCTTGAACTACGGCGCAAATGCTACTTCAGGCGCGAGGCTTCGGCGCGGCGCTGCTCTAAGGTGTCCCACAGCTCGAGGAGGGCGTTGAGTTGTCCGCTGGCGTGGGCGAGCCAGCCGGGTTCTTTGGCGGTCGCCATGGTGCTGACAAGCAGGGAGGTGTCGGCGATGCGGTCCTGCAGCTCGGTCATCACGGCAAGGAACGCCGGCGGGGCTTGCTCGCGGGTGAAGGACAGGGCGCCCTTGGGATCGTAGTTGTCAGTGACTTGGTAGCGGTCGATGGGGATGGTTTTGGTTTTTTGCGTGAATAGCATAATTTTTAAGCTGTTTGTGTTTGTGTTCGGGGTTTGCGAATGGCGAATGCAGTCGTTCGTATGGGTTAACTCGTCAGATGTGACGCATTATCACGGTTTAGGTGGCTTAATTCGTCATCCGCGACGCATTACGATGATCTCCAAGGCGTGGATGGCATTTTGCAGGTGCGGGCCGCACTCCCAGCAGATGGGGCCGTAGTGGGCGTCGTGGCCGTGGATGTCTTGGATACGAAGCGGCTTGGCACAGATGCCGCAGCGCGGGATGTCACTGCCGCGGCGTCCGGGGCGCAGGCGGCTGGGCGGGGATGGCGGCGACATGGTCATC